CTCAATTGTGTTAAACAAAGACGTCTCAGGCGAACCTGAGCCTCGGGAAAAACCCATATCATACTGGGTGCCAAATGTGCCTACCCCACGACGTCCATATTGCAATTTGTGTAGCTCTAATATGTTCTCATGGTATTCCGGGGCAAAGGCGCGAGTTAATATCATTTTCTCAAGCTCACGCAGTACATTCGACACATGTCCATCAAACCGGGAAAAATCCGTCAATACAATGCTTTCAGCGAACGCCGCTATCGTTGTCATCTGATTACCTATAGTCTTCGGCGTGTATTTGAATGCGTACCAAATCAACTCTTTAGTAACAGTGTCTAACGCATATGTGTATTGCGAATAATCTCGCTTGGTCGGGGCCTCATAGGTTGTTATCACCCTTGGGTCTTTTATTCCATCATAAGCTTCTTTCTTCATGAAGCTTTTCACTTCCTTTTCCTCTCCTTCACCACTCACTTTAAACTCCCCTTGCTGTAGAATTATCCGTTGCTTACGCAACGATTGCCGTTGCAATATAGTGTCATAGTCTACAGGGTGTAGTTTCCTAACATGTTCTGGTCGTACCAGATACGCCACAAAGTCTTTCATGACCGTGGCTAGGAAGTGAGTTATTGGCAACTCCCCATTCTTAACGTCCAGGATACGCCCCTTAATGGCTTGTTGCTCATTAGCTTTAGTTTGCATCGGGGCGTAAGCTTCATGTATTATTGGTTGCATGAAGGCGGTGAGAGAAGGTTTTGCAGATTCCTCCAGCCGATGTGGATTAAATTGGTAATTTTTAACTCCCTGTTCAACAGGGTATGAAATACATTTTACTTCATCCTTCCTGTCTTTAGAAGAGTAATATTCCAGCAATGGGGCAGCAGCAACTCTATCGCCATTGACCATGCTCTGCACGTCTGGCATAGTTAACTCGAATTTCTTAGTTCTGGTCAAGGTGCCCAAAGTTTCATCTATCGTTATTGGCACCTTGCTGGAGTTATACGCTCCTATTCTACCAGTACTAACCATTCGACCTTTCTTGGTTACTACCTCCAATCGGTTAAATCCATTCGGTTGGTTGACTTGGAAACGTTCCAAGAAAGTGTGTTCCATACACATCTTTGCCAACCATACGCTGGGGAATATCCACCTGCCGATAGGGGTCAACAATATCAACTCATGGTCCGGCATAACCTCTCGCCGGTCGACATGATAAACGGCTAGACGTAATGTCAAGCCGAATAGTTGTTGTTGAACACTAAGCACATCCTTACTATAATTCCATACCTTGTGTCGGTAATTGCCTCCTCCTGATACACTATACAATGCTGTGTTATCCTCAAGGAAAGTATAATTATACTCTTCAGCAATCTTACTCACACTATCAGGTTGGAACGTGTAAATAATATGGGGATTGAAATATTTGGTCAAATGCCAACCCATATCCTCGATGTGTTCATCGACATCCACCATAGCCATAAAAGGATTCTCTGGCAACTCAACAGGTTTTAACTCGACTGTCAAGTCTTTAGTCCAGAATATTGATCTCGACCCTAGTCTAGCGTTACGATTATCGGCATTAGACATTGACGTGTAGTAAGCTTCTCGGCCTACTACACGGGCCAATCGATCAATAAAAATCGAAGCGCCGCTTCTATCAGCGGCTGACTTCCCATGGGTGTGGAAGGGAGTCTCGACTGTGTTCGTTAAAGATAATTTCATGAACTCAGACCTAATTGTATTAGGTGTGACAGCCGGCTCCTGCATTCTGCTTTTCAGAATCAATGATTTCAAGTATTGACCGTACTCAGTGTTGAGAGTGAACTTCAGCCCACTCTTCAACAACCTATACAAGGCCAATATACGCATCGTCCATTTCACAACAGGTAGACGCAGTAGTTTCTTAAGGAACGCAATAGCACGCAATACCAACCTAATAATAAGTGGGGAATGCAAATAAAGACGTGTCGCAGCACGTTCAAAGAAACTTGATGGATACATCAAGTAGTTAGTCGCATCAAAAACGTCATTTGCTCTTTTCCTTCCAATAAACATTAAAATAAACTTATAGTAATCTTGGAATTCGGCATAAATGTTGGCGTTTCGATCATATTTGAGTATTTCAGACTCTAACACTACTTCCGCGCGCTCGTTATCAGTCCATAATGTTGCCCCTGAATTATCAATTCGAAGGGGATTCAATCCATCCAACAAAGCGTTTGTTTGGAGATACAACACGGACAAATGCTGGCAAGCTCTACCTAGCATGAAATGAGACAATTGGGACACAGAACTACTCATAACTTCAATAGTTCTAAACGGTTTTCGATTCGGGGTGGTTTTTGAATTAACAA